GTACATATTGGTTCTTATATATTATATAAGGATCAATAAGAGATATGATTTGTCTTTCTTGTAATTGGTGTAGCATTAAGCCACCTTTAGCCAACTCTTGGTAAAAACCATTGACGGCAGGGAGATGACATTCATTGAGTTTTTGTTTAATCTCAAGTTTGAAAGTTTTCCTGTAATCAGTATTTTTAATATAGAGGACGTCAAAGGCCTTAACTCACACTTTTGATATAAATGTGACGAACCGAGATTTCTCTCGGTGCATCATTACAATTGCATCAAAAGCATCAAATTCTAACCCTAGCATATCATGTTGATTTTTTAAATCTAATGGTTTGCTAAGAAATTCATCAATTAATTTAACAGAATTATCAATTTTGTTTTTATAACCGATGAATAAAGGATAGAATTTAACAAATGTTTTAATTTCTTTTTGAAGTTTACGACTTTTCTTAATAAAATTTAAGAAATAGTTGTCAAACATTCTAATAGAATCTAACATTTGAAAACGTGAGTTAGTAGCCTCCCTGATCATTCCTATAGCAAACAAGCCCTTCAGAAATGAAGGAACTTCTTGTTCGTTTGGGACTACCGCCTCACTATTTCTAAGTTTATGAGCTATGTATGAACGAAGTTCATCATAACTCAACTTATTAAAAGTAAAGCGGATAGCATGGTTAAAATCGCTTAAAAATCTATTCATTTTTCAAAATGAATAAACCCTTTTTTTATTAAAAGGTAGAAATTCAAACAATTTACAAACCAAACTTAGGCACGTTAACTTAACATTTCCTGGAACTCTTTCTAAATAATTAAAAATCTCAAGAAAAACAACTTGAGGTACATTTCAATTATTCAGAATACCCTTTAAAGGAATACCAGTTATCTCACCTTCACCAATTTTGATTCATCTCTTAGCAAATTCATACGTGTCTTTTGACACATGTGTTTTGTGAAGAGATATATCAACACCTAATTTAGTCATGATCCCTATGTATATTTGAGCGACGGCACTGTTTTTAATAACAATGTCATCACCTAAAATAATATATTGATCAAAATTTTCAATACCAGCTTTAAAAGCTGCGTAATGAACAACTAAATGATGTGAAATGGTAAAGGCTGCTCAACTTGAATAAGCTCCCATTGGTTGACCAACAGAATACTTAATAGCATATCCTAAATCTTTTGAATAAAACTCCCTATTAGTAAGGAGATTCATTCAATGGTTAGCAAAATTACTATCATTGTATATATACATTAATAGCTTCTTTTGCAGAGTAACCGGAAAACGATCCGTAGCCGCGCTTAAATCCAAGCTATAGAAAGGCTCAGAGTTTTGAGTATCCCAATTATTGTACGGATTTTGAGTAAACGTTCTATCTTGAGGTAAACTTCTCAATAAATGAAGTATACCGTCATGTATAGGACGAAGAGTAAATTGACTAAGGTAATCTACCATAGCAATAATTCTTCGCTTTAACTCAGGGTCTTTAACAATAGAGAGTCTCCCAGTATACATCTTATCATCAGTAATACCTTTAAATCATGGTTTAATAATATCAAGATAAACAAAATCTAAATAATTAGATATGTTGTCATGAAAATTTAAATCAATAATATTAAAGATACTGATGAGTTGAGACCTATTTAGGAGACGTCCTGATCAAATACTAGATACAGTAGCCGGTCCTTGCGGACTGCTTTTTGTACTAATATAAAAATCAGACTCTTTATAAATTGGTTTATCAAGTGAAAGATTATACTTAGACACTCATTGTTTTATAAATTTACTAGGTATAGTATACCCAGTACCTTTATAAGGAGCAATGATTGTGGAATAATCCGGTTTTATTAAACGCTCTTCAAATTTCTTGGGAATAATTGAACGGGTTCATGTTAAAAGAGATAAAATCTCTTTAACTTTACCTAATTTAATTAAACCTTTTAAAATAAGAAAACGTTTAGGAAAACCACTCGAATCTACGCCTACACCAGCACTATTTACCATTAAAGGTTTACCACATATATATCTTGTAATATGAAGCTTTACAGCTTTATAATACTTAATAGAATATGATAAACCTGAATCCTTTCGGATTTTTTGGAATAGGTTGATATAGCCATTTACAATACTTGACATATCGGTACCATAGAGAAGTTTATATAATCTTATTAATATAAGCTTCTGGAATCGAATATTCATGAGTAAATTTTAAGTAAGGCCTATAGGGTTGCCATCCGAGAACTCATGGAGACTGCTAAGTACAAGTACTTAGTTGTGATCCCAGTTCGATCTACTCATTTAGAGCAGGAAAACCGATATAACTCCCTTTAATCTGGGTACCAGCTTCAGCATATGTTTTGTTCATAAGCCTACCGTTTGTGAATTTAAGAATTTCACAAAGAGTCGGATTTCTCCGACCCTCTTTACTAGCCAAAAGC